TTTATTTTCGAGAGCCGTTTTTATAGCAGTTTTTGTATCTGCCAGATATTCTAATTTTTCAGCTATTGTTCCCATATCTTATATTATTTCTCCGTTAATAGCATCCAGCACGGCGGCGTATTCATTCTGTAATACAGCATCTACAACGGCCTGAACATCTAATGTTTGAACTTTTTTAATTTCCATACTAAAAAATTAATATTAAAACATCACTCCATTTTACGTTGTTAAGTGTCTTGATTTCTACAACAGAGCCATCACCAGCAATCTCAATGCGTACTATTTTCCACACGGCATCACTTTCTGAACTGCCTAATGGTGCTTTTCCATTATAGCTGTATGGATTTATCCATTTATGTCTTTTTTCATATGTTATAGCAGGTGCTCCTTGAGGACCTGTAATATCAGATAAAGCGACTAAATCAAACCAAGACTCCCCAACATATCTCCATTGAATATGTGTTAATGATTTTTGAAGCTCAATTTCTCTACCGTCTTCAACAAGTTCCCACCATTGAAAGCCATCCCAAATATAACAAATCCCATCAACTGAATTCCTATAAGCACCATTTTCAGGCGGAGAAGATGGCGGAGAAGCAAAAATTCCCAGCCAAACAATACTAATACCAGCATCACCCTTATCACCTTTTTCTCCTTTGGGAAAAACAAAAACTCTTTCAATACCATCAACAATTTCTGTAGTATAAAGGTCAGATGATACCAAATTCCCCATAATGCTTATTCTATCAAATATTGATTGACCTGTAAAACTTGGTACTGAATTTTCATAACTGAAATTAATAGATAATGCTCTTGAGAAGATATTTGTAGGAACCAAATCATTCTGAAGGAGAATATCTTGAGCGGATATTTTTATATTCCTTAACCCATTTAATTCAAGAACATCCATAAGAGCAACAGACATATATTTGAGCAAACTATGAATTATAATGACCTCAAATGTATTATCCGATGTAACAACCACATTATATGTTGCAGTTGACATGCGTGTATATTGAGGAAAAATTTTATTGTTATCTCCATCTATTATATCATCTTCATAACCCTCATCAATTCCTATCCCATTAAATTCAGGATTTTCTGATGGTAGTGTTATATGAATTGTTGGTAGTGTTGCTCTTGAGGCATCAAAAAATAATCTCACTTGCAATTGTCTTGGGTGGTCTTTTGGTCTCAAAAGCATTTCTTTTGTACTTTTGTAAAAATCAAAAGTTTCTATAGTCAACCCCTTGAATAAGCGATAAATGAAAGTATCTGATTCTTGTTGTGCTGTCTTAGTATCTACGATTAGCTTATTGATTATTCCTTCAACTGCCTTAAATAATAATATTTCTGGTATTATAATCATGCTATTTCGTTTGTAAAAATTGTTCTTCCATATATTGAACTATTCCTGTCATTTTTTCTCCAAATGAATTAATGGCTATTTCTCCCAATTTCTTGGCTGTGAATCCTTTATGCATCCAAGATAATGGGTCACTATTGTTACTAACTCTCCTGAAAGAAGAATATTGAGCTTGTTCTGCTCCAGCATACACTTTGGTTTGTTTTTGAATACCCAAATATATTGGATTTTTGTGTTTGTAGGCAGAAACAATTTTTCCCTCAATCGTTATTGGCTTTCTTGTTTTTAATTCTCTGTATTCTTTTGGTAGTTCTGATGTGTTTAATCCTTTTCCATACTTTACTCCATCAAATGCTTTAGATTTTGTATCCGCTTTGCTCTTAATTGCTTTATGGATTTCTTTAGGCAATGACGAGGAAAAAATTGAAGAACCACCAATCGCTCCAGGAGTTGAATGTCTAAATGGAATTGTTAGATACCACCCGCCATTTTTTGAAGATTTAACAGACCTGCTTTTGGAAAACCCAATTTTCATATCAAATGGGTCAACACCATTCTCCAAGGCATTAGGAAACCAACCTTGTAATGCAACATACCCCTTAAATTTCCCCTCTTCTCCAACATATATTGATTTAGCATAAATATCTCCCGAACCTCTTAAGTTTTCAATAGCAACCTTTCTCCAATGTTCTGCAAAGCCATCTCTAATCTCCATTATTGTTGAAGATATTAATCTATCAGCCTCATTCCTTGATAAAAAATTATCCGATATTGTATCTGTAAAGTCTATTGTTATTGGTATCATTATGTATTGTCTTTCACTAAATTTCCTAAATAATTTTCAGCATCTAAAACATAATGGCTTCTTCTCATAACAGCAAATACAGGGAATTCTGTATTTTCAAAATCACCACTTAATTGTCTATTAAAAGTGTTTCTTACTTCTTTGTTTAAATCAATTATATGATATTGTAATGGGTGGGTGTAGACAATAGAACATCGTATTGATGATAATTCTAATGAGTTGCTAAACATTATTTTGTTGTTCTCAAAAGTATAATCATTTGGGAAAGTCAATTTTCTTAAAGGCATATTCTCTCCATTAAACACAAACATATTTAATACTTCAGTTACATCATAAATTGTATATGCGAAGAGTTGATTGTTATATAATATTGGATAAAGTATTTGATTAAACACACCCTCTGAGTTTTCAAGAGTTATTCTGTCCATAAATGCTAATCTATCCGAAAATTTTGCAGTTATGCTTGCTGTACCTATCTTTTCCTCTGTCCAATCTTTATATTTGGTCTCAACATTCATTGATTGAATAACCATCCTTGTTTTATTCTTATTTAAAAAAATCCATCCTGTACCGAGACAATTAGTACAATTAACTAAATTATCCCCACCTCTGACTTTACAAGGACATTGAACTGCTCTTTCGTGAAATACATCGTATCCTCTGGCTTCTAATAATACCTCAAAATCACTAATATTCCATTCAGCTAAATGTTGAAAGGTCAAGTCTGCCAAATCTTTTTCGGTGATAGTTTTATTTCTCATTAGCAAGTCATATAGGATATACCTTTATAGTAATTTCTCAAATCATTCATATTATTTTTTAGTTCCTCTGTATATTGTTTAATTCTTGCACCATATGCTGATGAAGAACCACTATTTGTAGAACTTATTGATTGAGAAAGACCATCAAATGATAAACTTTTTGTTGAAATTCCAGCTCCTAATACAATATCTCCAAGAACAGCTAAAACTTGTATTGCAACGAGTTTACCTATTGCTTCAACTATTGGGTAAACCAACTTGCTGAACCCTGTAACATATTTGACTTTCCAATAATTCGGTATGTTTGCAACTCCCATAAAACCCAAATGTGGAGTTATCCCTGAAAATACCACTGCCATAGGAGTAGTTGTTGTTCTTGTCCCAACAGGAACAATATGAATTGTTCTAAAATAATTCTCCTCATCATTAGTATTGTGGAAAGAAGCCCAAGAAATAGGATATTCTATTTGTCTTACAGTTCCTATCCAACCCTCTAAAGATAATGGACTTCTTACAGGATATGCTGTTTTAAAAAATCCCCATTGTGTGTAATCAGTCCTTATGAAATCTATATTCTCCCAATAAACTTGTCTTATCAATTTTATGCTCAAATAGTTCTCTACTTGTTTTTGAGCTGATAAAATCCTCATACGTATGGCTTCATCAGAAAATTTAGTCCCATCATTGTTAGTCATGGTTATCCCATAAAGAAACATTTCAGCAACCTCAAAAGGACTTAAAAAGAGTCCCTCATTTGTCCGATATATTATATTAAATGTGATTTGTCCCATTTTTTATGAATTCACGAAGTTTTTGAGTCGGTATGTTATTGATTATATAACTCACCATAAGATTTTTGTTTTTTATAAACTTATTTTTTTCAGTTTTTGGTGTTTGTATTTCATCAACAATAACTTTTAAATCACGTTCTGTTAGTTTCAATAATGTTACTCTGATTTTATTTTGTTCTTTTTCGTCAAGAGGAAGCTGCTCGCTGTCTTTCTTATCATCAACCAATACCTTACTTGGTTTGGTAACTTTCTTTTGTTCTACGACCTCTTCTACTTTTTCCCAATCAGCTGAAGAATTAACCAACATTTCTGCAAAATCGTCAGGAACATCAACAACCCCATCATCAGAAATTTGTACAATCCCTATTACAGGAAGAATATGGCCTTTGCCGTATTCATTTTCATTTTTAATCTTTACTTTCATTTTTTTACAATTTAGTTATTAAAAAAAAGACTCCCACCGCAATGGGGGAGTCTTTAACAATTCTATTAATTATTAACCAACATTTATGTAACGAACCATTTTCTTTGGGGCGAATAACAATTCTGTTCCATAAAGAAGTATTGCAAAACGATATGCAGGAGAAATAACAGCCAAATCCATTTTCATAAGAGGAGCTAATTGGCGGAAAGCATAACATTCTTCATCGTTTTGAATTAAGAATGCCTGATTAGTATTGGGCATAAAACGATTATTATCTCTTATTGAGCCCGCTGCTGCTCCATCATAACCTGCAGAAAGATTAGTTGTAGATACAGAAAATAACGGATAAAATATTGCAGAAGCCAAACTTGCGGGAGCTTTATTACTACGATAGATTGTAAAACCTGTAGCGGGATTAGCACCACCTGCGGCAGTAAATTGTAAATCAATAGCACCACCTGCTAATACGGTAGCGATAGCCATAGGATTCATTACTGTTAATGCTCCCTCACCAAAACGATTTATAGGAACAACAGCATAATAATAAGTACCAGCATCTGTAGTTGCCCATTTACTATTTGCTACTGCTGGGGCAACAGGTGTTAAGGCAACAGGTGTAATAACAGAGGGGGCAAGCGGAGATGTAGCAGCGGAATTAAATGCTTTTGTTACTTCTTTGTTCATGAAAATATCATAATTCAAATTGATTTTTCCATATGTTGTCTCCAAAGCTGTAACTCTTTGCCCCATAATTGCATTAGATACTTCAGATGTATTTGGAGAAATAAATTTCTTAGCATAGAAGAACTTTACAAAATCACTTATAATTTTGGGCGGTGCAAAAAAGTCAGTACCCTGTCCAAAATTTTCTATGATTGATTCAGCGCCATTTTCGATATCTCCTTCGCTCAAAGACGCACCACGGAGGTCAATAACGCTCGTAGAGTCCATATAATCATTGATTGAATTAAATGCTTTAAATTGCTGATTATAAAGACCATCAAATTCTTCAGGGATAATGTCCAAGTTACCTTTGGTAAGAGCACGATTCAATTTGCGCAAAATCCATAATGTACCATGTTTTACTTCTCTGTCAATCACATTACCAATCATTGTATTCACAAGTGTCATAGGATGGGTTACAGATTTAGTAACACCAAGATATTTCACCATCTGTGACCTACGAACGTATTGACTGTCTTCTTCATTAGGAAGTTCTCCTTCAACATTAAAACCACCACGGTCAGCGCCATAAGATATAAGTTGATTGTATTCTTCAACAGTGTTGTAAGCTGGCAATTTTGGGACTTTTTTCCACAAAACAATATCACTTTCACGAAATGTGATTAGCTTCAAACTCTTGTCTAATGACTCAACTTTTAATGGGGCACCTGATGCTGTGGTCAAATTCAATGTTGACTGACCTGTTATGTCCCTTGCTTCTAATGCTTTTGCGAGGTCATTTATTTGTTCCTGCGTAGCATTTGCGTTACCAAACAACACCTGATTTACCAAATCGGTATTTTGATAATCTTGTAAATTTACACCTAAATTTTCCATGTTTTTTTAAATTTTAATTATTTTTATTTCTCAACGATTAAATTTACAATGATTTCTTATTATTTTATAATAGTATATCCTTTTTGTTTAAGTGCGAAGATAACTTCTGATGGTAATTGATTTGCTGACTCAAATATTGTAAGTCCTTTTGCAAAGGTCTCGTCAATTCCTCCACCAACAAATGTAAGATTTTCAATTAAATTTAATATCTTACCACGGTCTTTGGATAAAGACAATGTATTTGCGTCTTCTGTTCTTTCTTCAAATCTCTCAATGGCTTTACTTATTGACTTCCTTGGTTGAGGTGCGCTGCTCAATTCCTCAAATTTTTCACTCATTTCATTACGAAAATCTGAAAAGTCCTTTTTGAATTGATTGCGAATATCAGTAAGAACAACCCCTACAGCCTTAACAATATCAATATCTCCTTCTTCGCCAAATGACTTCTTTATTTCTCTTTTTTTCTTTTTGGGTTTTTCATCCTCATCTTCCTCATCCTCATCTTCCTCATCCTCATCTTCCTCATCCTCATCTTCCTCATCCTCCTCATTTTCTTCTTCCTTGTCTTCACCCTTTTCAGATTTAACAAACTTCGTATCCCCGCATTTCTCAACCTCCTCATCTTCTTCTTTCTTATCAACAGCCTTGATTATTTCTTCTTGCTCTTCAACATCAGGAGTTAAGCCAAGAACCTCATATGCCTTTTCAATTAATTCTTTTGTAATTTCTATATTTTCCATATTATTTATTGGTTTTATTATTTCACCATAAATTTCTTTAGCTTTTTCAAATGTAATACCTGAAAAATCATTAAATATTTTCTCATACACATCAGCTTTTTTCAAAATATTTTCTTCTTTTGTTTTAAATTTCAAACCTTTTTCATTGCCATCAACATGTTCTTTTTTCAAGGGTCTTCCTGAATTGGTGTCTAATGCTTTAAAAACTATTTTCCCATCAGAATACAACATAACTACAGACCCATCAGGACGATTAATTTCAGCGATTGTTGTACATCCCCCATTTGGACTCTCTTGTTCTTCATATTCCAAAGGTATAAAATCAACTTCTCCTTTCATTATTTCAGCAAAAGTGTGACTGTTCTTTGGCATATGTGTTACTGCTATTCCCGTAATGTTGGCTCTTCTTATAATCTTTTCATTTAATGGGTCACGCTCAAGAACTTTTCCCTCTATAGAGAAACCCAAACGTCTTGTTTTTGAATTTTTTTCAAACAGCTCTGCCAATTCAAAAACCTCGCGAGCCATTTGTGAATCTTTATATAATTCAACTTCAGTATAAAGTCCTTTATTTGTTATTTCTGCCTTTATCGGCTCTCCAATAATGGTCTTAGGAGAATTCTTACTCTGATGGTGCCAATTAACTGTTCCTATTTTCTTTAAGTATGACAAATCAAATCCCTTGGGGTCTAAAAATTCCCCATCGGTGTCTTCATCAAATGTCGAAGCAATTCCCTTCAACCTCATTTTTTTATTTTCTCCTTCTCCTGATTTCTCTATCTCTAAAGGAACCCAAAAATTAAATTTATTTTCCATATTACTCAGCTTTTTCAATATTGTTTTCTGAATTATCTATAATTATATTGCTATCTGTAACTTGAATCTTTTTGAATCCCATTGAATTAAGTTTTGCGCGCATTCTATTTTTGAGAGAATCAGTGATTTTATACTCTGATGTGTAGTTCAAGATTAAATTATCATCCTCATCAGCTATTTTGGAAGATACTGCCACTCCCTCAGCTGTAAGTTTTTGATTGATTGCAAATGGACTCAGTTTTATTTTCTTAGGTGTTTCTTTGGGTTCTTCTTTGGGTTCTAATTCCGTTATAAAAGAATAATTCACTCTTTCAATCTTATCAATATCTCTATATACTTCTCCAGATGGATTTTTTTCAGTTTTCCCTTGTTTATGAGAAAACTGTTTTAAAAAATGTATTTTGTGTACAACTATTGGTTGATTAAATTGGTCTCTTTCAATACTACTTGATTCTACAAAACCTTTTTTATTTTTAACACTAACTGGTGTTCCTTTTGGTAATTGCGTTGTTGGAGATATATTACCAACAACTTTATATTTTAAAACATCAAATTCACTTTTGGTTAAATCTCCAACACGTTCTGTTTTTTCTTTATCTTTTTTTCCTGGTTCTCTCCAAAGTTTTTCATCAGACATTTTTTCTAATTCCTCAAAACCTTTCTTTGTTATATATACAGAACCTGCTATGTCATTTTTATCCATTTTCTCTGTAATAACAATCAACCCCTTTTGTTGCATTTGAGATAATACACCAGAACGTTCTTTGCCCTTAAAAGATAAATAATCATATACAGAATAATCCCAAACAGGGCTGGAAGAACCATTGTTTCTTCTATCATCAATACCATTATAATAATCAGAAGACATTATTTTCTCCAAAACCTCAACTTCCTGTTTAGATAAAGAACCCTTAACAACTCCTTGGTCTTCCTTGTTTTCTTTGTTTGTTATTTCTTCCAATTCTTTCTTCTTTTTTCTTAATTCATTGAGTGTTCTACCATTTACGAAACCATTAACCTGTATTTGTTTCTTTCTATCATATTCTAATTTTCCTATCTCACTTAATAGCTTTTTCTTTTCCTCAACAACTTTTTCTGGCTTTTCTTCAACTTTCGGTTCAGATTTAATACCAAGTACACGTTCCTTAAATTTCCTTATCTCATCAGGATTTTTACGTCTTGTTATTGCCAAATATTCATTCTTTTCTTGTTTTGATAACTGCCACCAAAAATCCTTTTCATTCATTGGCTTATCCAATTTCTGACTATCTGCAATTTTATCAAACATCTTTTCTCCTTTGGACTCAGAAATTTTCTTCTTTGTTTCCTTTCTTATC